CCGCGCTGGTCACGCGTCAGCTTGGTTGCCGCGTGCTCGGGAACCTTGTCGGAAATATCGACATTCCCAAGCAAATCGGGGCGACGACTTCGGGATGGGTCGCGGAAAACTCCGCGCTCGACGACAGCGACGCCGAGTTTGCCAGCGTGTCGCTGTCGCCTCGCCACGTCGGCGCGGTGTCGGAGATCAGCCGCAACATGCTGATGCAATCCTCGCTCGACGTGGAACAGCTCATGCGGGCCGATCAAGCGGCCGTCGTGGCGCGGGCGATCGACCTTGGCGCACTCAACGGAACCGGCGGCGTCGAGCCTACGGGGGTTCTGACGGCCGTCGAGCCGACTGCGGGCGGCACGCCGACGTGGGCCAAAATCCTCGAGCTGATCGAAGCTGTCGAGTTGGGGAACGTCCCTCTTGGCGGCGCGGGCTGGCTTCTGCATCCGTCGACTCGCCGGTTGCTTCGCTCGACGGAAGTCGTGAACGGGTTCCCGCAGATGATCATGCAGGACCCGAACACGCTGGCCGGTTACCCGGCCGTGGCGTCGACGATCGTCCCGGCTGGCGCGAGCGGGCCGGAATACCCGCTGGTCTACGGTCAATGGTCCGATCTCATTATGGGATATTGGAGCGAGCTTGACGTGCTCGTTAACCCCTACGAGACGACGGCCTACAGCAAGGGCAACGTCAAAATCCGGACGATGGCGACGTGCGACGTGGCGCTGCGCCATGTCGAGAGCTTCGCCTACTACGGCGACTTGGAAACCTCGTAACCGGAGGCTCCATGGACCTCGAACGCCGGGCTGCATCCCTTGAGCTGCGCGCCAACGGGCGCCGGCTTGAGGGATACGCGGCCGTCTTCGGCCAGGAAGCCAGGATCGGGAATTTTACCGAGACGATCGCGCCGGGCGCGTTCGCCAGCTCGCTCACGTCCGGCAAGGATGTTCTGGCGCTGGTCGACCATCGCTCCGATGCGCTACTGGCCCGCACGAAGAGCGGGACGCTGCGGCTGAGCCAGGACTCGAAGGGTCTAGCCTTCTCGCTCGACGTGCCGAAAACGGGCCTCGGCAACGATATCCTCGCCCTCGCCGAGCGGGGCGACCTGGGCGGCATGTCTTTTGCCTTTCGGACGTCACCGGGCGGCGACGATTGGGCAGGCAACAAACGCACCTTGCGCTCGGTTGATCTCCACGAAATCAGCGTCGTGCAAGCGCACCCGGCATATGCCGGAACCTCCGTCGCGGCGAGGGGGATCGTCCCGGCGCGGCTGCGCCTCGCGCGGCTATTCCTTGAGAGTCTGTAGTCATGCGCTGGCCGTGGAGCCGTGAGAAGCGCGACTCGGCGCCTCCGGATATCAGTTGGGATTTGCTCGCCAACATGGCGCAGCAGTACCCGCACAACCACGGGCCGCTGTTCGCCGAGAACTTGAGCGTGGTCTATGCCTGCGTCCAGGGGATCGCATCGGCCATCGCCAGCCTGCCGGTCACGATCTTTCGACCCGATGGCGACAACAAGGTTGCCGACAATTCGAACCCCATGAACCGGGTCATCCGAGGGGGTCCGAACGCGGCGCAGTCGTGGCCGGACTTCATCGAATGGATCGTCGCCTCAACGCTCTTGCGGGGCAACGGGGTTGCCGAGATCGCGATCGACGGTCGCGGCGCCGTGACGGGCCTTAACCCGATCCCGTGGCAAATGATCATGCCGCAGCTCCTACCCTCCGGCCGCCTCGCATTCGACGTGAACGGCCTCACCGGCATTTGGGGGCAAACCGGACAGGTGCGCCGGTTGTTCGCCGATGAGTGCTTGTATCTCACGGATCGGTCTGACTTCGGGCTGATCGGCAAGAGCCGTCTGTCACGAGCCGCGGCTACCGTGCAAACGGCCGCACAAGTCCAAGAATTCGCCATGCGCATGTTCGAAAATCAGGCGACTCCTTCGGGGGTTCTGTCGAGCGACAACAAGATCGCTCCGGACTCGATGACCCGCCTTATCGATGCGGTCAAAGAGCGGTTCTCGGGAACCGGGAATGCCCGAAAAGTCATGATCCTTGATCAAGGCTTGAAGTGGCAGCAAATCAGCGTGTCGCCGGAGGATGCCGAGCTATTGGCCTCGCGCCGGTTCTCGACGGAAGAGCTGGCCCGTATCTATCAAGTCCCGCCGCCGCTTGTCGGCATTTGGGATCATAGCAGCTTCACGAACAGCCAGACGGCCGGGACCTGGTTCGCCGTCTTCACGCTGTCGCCGTGGATCGCCAAACTTGAGGCAGGCTTGGCGCGATCGGTATTTGCCGGGTCCCCGTCTTATCTGAATTTCGACCTTGGCGGCCTACTGCGCGGGGACCCTCTGCAACGTTGGCAGAGCTACGATATCGCCAGCCGGAACCATATCCTGCGGCCGAACGAAATCCGTGGCCTTGAGGGCTTCAATCCGATCGAAGGCGGCGACGACTTCCCGGCTGTCGCGGCCGATCTCCAACGGCCGCCGCCGGGAGTGCCAATTCCGGCCACAAGCCAATGATGAACGCAGCCGCCCGGCGTTGCATCCGTGGCCTCGATACCGCGCTTGAGCGGACTGGCGAGTTGATCACGATCGCGAGGTTGCACGACGCGCCAGACGGCGGGCAAGTCGCGTTCAGGTGCGAGAACATCCCGGCCAAGGTGCAATTGGTCGCGCCGCAAGAGTTGACGGTTAACCTGCCTGACAGCGTGATCATTATCTCGCCGACGCGGCTTGCGGCTCGGCAATGGCCGGCGCCGCCGCGCCGGGATGATCGGGTCTATATCGGCTCCCTTGTCGCGAACATCGAGTCGGTTGTGGAGCACCGCGTCAACGGCGTCGTGTGCCGCTACCAATTGAGCGTGAAGAGCTAGAGCTAGTTCGCGCGATGCAGCCTGAGACGATGGAGCAATACCTACAGCGTGGCGGCCGGGTGACGGTTTGCCCGCCCGCTGGCGGCGGCGATGTAGGCCGGCGCGTCGGAATCGTGGGGGGTTCTGTTCGGAAGTCCGGGGGCTGGATGGTATGGATTGAGTTTGGCGGGGGCAAGATTGCCGCGCGAGAAGCCGACAGTTCGATGGCCCGTAAGCCGAAGCGCGATACCCGGGTCGAGTTCGAAATTCGATACGAAGGTGCGGTGAGATTTGCGGCGAAGCTGACGCCGGCCCCCTAAAATGTGCGCCCGGTCACGTAGTTTCCCCAATCCTCCATCAATTTGCGGCGCTTATCGAGTAGATCGGATCGCTGATAGGATCGCTCGACGGCGCTGCCAACCAAATGGGCAAGCGACATTTCGGCGTGTTCGCGCGGCCTGTCGTGATCGGCGCACCATGTCCGGAAAGTTGTTCTAAACCCGTGAACCGTGACGCCGGGCCGGATGCGCTTAAGGGCAACTTGGACTCCGGATCGATTCATTACCTTGTCGCCATATTTGGCCTGAAATACGAAATCGTTTGTGTTGCTCTTACGCTGCGCCATCAGGCGCAAAATCTCCAACGCAGGGCCGCTGAGCGGTACTCTATGCTCTTCGTCTGTCTTCCCCATACGTTCGGCGGGGATAGTCCACAGGCGGCCCGGAAAATCGATTTCTGCCCATGTGGCGTTTACCGCCTCGCCGATCCGCACGCCGGCTAGGATGATGAAGGCGAGCGCGGCCGCGACGTTGGTTGTGTCGAGCTTTACGGCGGCCATAAGAGCGGGGCATTCCTGCCAGGGTAGCGAGTCGCGATGCTTCACCTTGGAGATCTTGCGCGGCGACGGGAGAATGTCTTTGAGCCTGATCCAGCTCGCCGGGTTTACCGCGTTCGGATCGCGATATTTCATAGACGGCGACGCGGCGAAATTCAGGACGGTTTCGATCTTGCTGCGCGTGGCCGATGCGATCGTGGTCTTGGTTGTCCATATCGCCTCAAGGCAGGCGAGCACGTGGCTATCGTCAACGCGATCAACCGGCACGTCGCCAAAAAACGGATAGACGTAAAGCCGCATCGAATCCGGCCAGCCCTTTTTGTCTTTCCGGCCCCGCATGTGGATCGCCATGTGGCGCTCTGCAGCTTCCTTGAAGGTGATCATCTTGCGCCGCTCAGCGCGCTTGAGGCGCTTGGCTTCTAGCGGGTCGATCCCCTTGTAATGAACATCGTGATAAAGGTCATGCGCCCGGTCGCGGGCTTCCTTGAGCGTCACCATGTCGGCGCTGCCGAGGCCCATGTCATGCGACCTGCCGTTGATCTTGTACCGGTAAATCCAACTCTTCGCGTTGGGGCCGACGCTCAGATATAGCCCGTGGCCGTCTGCTACCATGCCGGGTTTCCGGGCGGCCTGAACCTCGGCAACCGTTAGTCCTTTGATCCGCTTAGGCATATCCTGGCTCCCTTGCTTGTTACCATACCCTTATTGTTCCCATATTACCAGGGCGGGATACCAGGACAAAAAGGGAGACAACGGGTAGTCCATATCGGGTCAAGCCCTTGGATTACAAGGGGATAGGTGAAGATGGGAGATGACCGGAGATGGCCAGAATGGTAAACCATCGAAGACGTGATC